TAATACAGACGGACTTCAACATCTTTGTTCTCCTTACTCAAACGCGATTTAGCAGTCTTAGCCTTGATAATATTTCCGACCACTTCCGTTCCATCCTTTTCTTTCTTTTTGCTGAGATAAATGATCGAACTTGCTGCGTACTTAAGTCCGCTGCCTCCACCCATTTCCTTAGTTGGTACGTAAGCTCCGATAACGTCATAAGTGTGATTAGTAACTATCATTGGGATGTTTGCTTGACCAAGTTTGAGCGTAAGCATTCTAAATGCTCCTTTCACAAGTTGTGATTTGGTCATATCACGAACTTGCTTATCGTTCAGTGCATCGGTGATTTCTTTTTCGGTAGAAAGCATTCCTAAAGAGTCTAGCACAAACATACAGGGTTTGCGTTCTTCTACAGGTTTTTTTAAGTAAAGGTCTACCGCTTTGAGCGCCTTTCCACGAAACTCTTCGATAGTAACAACATTAACAACCACAAGGCGAGAAGTATCAATTCCACGGGATTCTACAAGTGATTTAGTAATAGCAGCCTCAGTATCAAAGTAGAGGCAATAACCATCGGGATTGGTATCAAGAAAATTCTTAACAACGGCGAGCGAGAAGAAAGTTTTTCCAGTACTAGACTCTCCAGCAATAGCAGTAATCTTGTTCCCAGATACACCACCAAATATGCTACCTGAAACCAGTGCATTAAAAATGTACGAACCTGTGTCAACATACTTTTCAGTCTCATCAATATCTGAGGCGAGTTGTGTGTACTCGCCACCAATTTCTTTTACAATATCTTTTAAAAAGTCCATCAAGAGAAAAATGATTCAAGGTTTACAGTTTTTTCTACGTTCCACCCAATTGCATCAAGAATAATCTTGAGTGGTTCTAGAAATGCTTTTTCAAATTGTAGGTCATAGTCTATGTATTTGTCAAGATTAAGTTCTTTTGGAAATTCTTGAATAAAAGAAATGATATTCTCATGAATATTATTTGGTTTTTTCAAATAGATAAACTTAATTTTTTCTCCATTTTGAATGAGAGAATATTTGTTAGTCAACTTATTTTGCTTAATATAATGATTAAACAACAGTGCTCCACGAACGTGAATTGGAGTTCCCTTGATGTAAATATCAGAAGATGATTGATACTTAATTACATCAGAAGCTGACCTTGGAAAAGAGATAGATTCTGGTGGAAGTGTCCTGAATTCACGGCGACATTTATCAATAAATTCAATCACTTCATCCTCAGTTCCACTCATCATCATCTTAAGTGCATCCTTAATCATCTTACGGCAAGGTGCGGGAGTAGAAGATTTAACTGCTTCAATACCCATCATCTTAAGTTTAGGTTCCTCGTATCGAACACCTTCACTATCCCAGACATTCAAAATGTAACGCTTCTTTGCAGTCCAGATTCCACGGTCAGCGATGTTTTCTCGTTTCATCTGCATCTTTTGGTCATATGCATTTACATACGTTGCCAATTCTTGGTAAGAACTTTCAATATATTTTTCAAGTTCCATCGAAGCGACCTTATCAAGGAACGAAACAATGCCTTCAGTAGTTTTTTCTCTTCCTTTGTATACAGTATCAACCAAAGGGCCCATATTAAGATAAATGGAATCAGTATCTGAAGCAATAACATAATCAACATCCGTAGTCTTAAGAACCTTATTCATATAAGAATTCATTTTACCTTCGATCCAGCGAATAGATACTTGTCCACTAAGAGTAATAGCCTCTGCATTTTCAAGTTTATAGTAACGAAAATATTGATTTCCAATAGCACCATAAGCAGAGTTAAGAGAAATTTTCTTTGCCATCTGAATATTATTGCAACGAGCAATCTCTTTTACAAGTTCTTTATTCTTGGTTTTCTCATATTGTTTTTTTGCTTCAATCATCTTCTTTTTGAAGATTACCCGATCTTGATACATCTTTTCCATTAGTTCAGGAAGAAATCCACGAACATCTTTGCGGAACATTGCACCATTTGCACATACAGCGTAATCTTTATACATCTCAAAACTAATCTGCTGATTCAAAATTTTATCAACAGATACAGTAGGATGTTTTTCATCCACCAGAGTTTCTGGTGAGATGTTGTATTGCATAATCAAGTGTGGATACAATGAGTTAAGGTCAAAGTTTACAACCCAATCATACTTACCAGGAATAGGTTCCTTTACATAAGCACCAGCGTACTTTTCATTCTTTTGTGATTTGTTTCTTGGTGGAATAACAATATTCCTCTTCTTAAGATAATTGTAGATAATATTGTCCCACATACGAACTTGATAAAACACATCGGCATAATTTACTTTGGCGTCATATGCCATCGTCAAAGCAAGTTCAATTAACTTCATTTTGTCTTCCAAACGGTCAACAAGTTCTACGTCAACGATGTTGTACTCAATAAACTTCTGCCAACCTTGAGTGTAAAAATCCTTAAAGGTATCAAACTCGGAGTGATCTAGTTTTTTAGAACCAAGTTCTACTTCAGCAATGTAATCAAGACGATATGATTCCTGCGCCTTATAAGTAAACTTCTTATAAAGATCAAGATAATCGAGTTGAGTCATTCCACCCACATCAAATGTGGTGTGTTTACGCCCATTAATGAACACTTCACCTTCTGTAACGAGTCCCCAGTTAGAGAAACGCTTCATTAGTTTCTCACCAAGAACACGGTTTAATCTTTTGCAGATATAAGGAATATCATACAACTGAATATTCCAACCAGTCACCACATCAGGAACATCAACCATCCAATAGTTAATAAAGTGATTAAGAAGTTCATATTCACTTGGGCAGTAATGATAAGTTACATTACTCTGTTTATTATTAAATGGTTTAACTCCCCAAGTAATAATTTCTTTAGTTGTATAGTCCTGAATTGTAATTGCAAGAATTTCTTCAGAGCAAGATTCTACATCAGGGAATCCTTGCTCTGATGCAACCTCAATATCCAAAGTTACAAGTTTGATTTTACTAATGTCAAACTTGATTTCATCTTCCGAATATTTTTCCGAAATATATTGATAGATATAGCGATCATTTCCATAGATCTCAAATCCATCAATCTCATCATATTTTTTATAGAACTCACGACAATCCTTAACTGTACCCGGATTGATTGGTTCTACTGCATCTCCACTTAATGTCCTATACTTAGAATCTTTTTTAGTTTTTACATAAAGAGTTGGGAAAAACTCATCTCTCGTTTCAAATCTTTTACCATTTTCTACTCCACGAACCAAAAACTGATTTCCAATCAATTGAACATTAGTATAAAATCTCATTCTTTAATCAGGTCCTCATATTTTTCAAGTAGAGTTGGAGTTGGTTCTGCAAGGGTTACAATCTTATCAGAATTAATCATAAAAGTATCTTGTTTAGTATAACCACAAAGAAATGGTTCTAATGTTTTATCACTTCTTATGACAAATGGAGAAACTAGTTTACAATCAGGTTCTCCAATGTCAGCACCAACTTCTTCAATCTTACTAATTAAGATTAAATTATTCAATAATGCAAGCACTTTAATCATAAAAAGGAGTCCTTAGGAACTTCATTCTACCAATAAAAAGGAGGGGCGTCAAGTGGATTTTGCCACTTGCCCCTCTTGCGCCGACGATATTCAATTATTATTTATTCTCCACCATCTCCACCACTTCCATCACCATCTCCACCTGCACTAGAACGACTTTTCAAAGGAACTGCTTTTCCTTTTGGAATTTGTTTTTCTTTTCCTTTAGAATAAACAGTGTGTTGGACTGCATTTTTATATGCAATTTTTTTGAACTCGTCGAAAGATTTCATTTTTATTTTTATTTAGAGATAATCTTTTCGTTTGTGGTGGTCGGGAACAATCTTCTTTAAGTTGACAGAGAGGAGTCCGTCTTCAAATGATACATCTGAGACCTCTGTATCATCCGCAAGCGTCCATGCTCTTTTGAAAGATCGTTGAGCCAATCCCTTATGGACGTAGTTGGTATCGGATTCTTTATCCTCTCTTTGTCCCTCAACAAAAAGTTTTCCATCTTGCGTATAAACGTAAACTTCTTTCTTTTTAAATCCTGCAAGCGCAAGTTCAAGTCTTGATTCTATGTTACTGACTTGAACAAGATTGTATGGAGGATAATTAGAAGTAGTTTCGTGGATATGAAATAGACGATCAAAATATTCATCCATTCCAATACTGTAGCGATTGATCCTATCCATTAAAGCAGGAAGATCCGCAGAATTAAACCTTGATGGCACAAGATTAGTCATTATGGTAGCTCCTTTAAAAGCGAGTTTGTGTTTTGTGGACCCTTTCGGCATCCATTACTAATTATATAAGAAAAGAAAAAAAGAGGTATCGGCAAAACCGAACCTCTTTTTAGGGTGTTCCGACTTTTGTAGAGTGCCGCACGAATGGCACTTAACTATTTATTCGGTTTCTACTGCTTTACCTTTTTTGCCAATATTATACTTCTGTTCTAAAATCCAATCACCCTTGTCCTTATATGCAAGAACTTTGATTTGGTTTAGTGGAGCAATATCATTTACACTGTCAGGTTTAATTACGGTAATAAGTCCCCAATCAGCAAGAAGACGAACAATACGATTACGACGTTGCACATCATTCACAGTTAGGTTGGCGTGTTTACCATCCAAAGCAAACAGTTCCTTAAAGTGAACGATATAATATCTACCTTGCTTATGAAGAATATGGCAAGATTGGTAGAGTTTTTTCTCCTTACGTGATGCAACTCCAATGCGAGTTAAAGTTTCACGAACCTTGAGGAAATCGTCAGGTTCATTAAGAATTACCTCAATCATTTGATCTTGTGACCAATGAATTTCAGGTTCTACTGTTAAATTTGCAGTAGTCATTTTTTTCCTCCAATATCAAGTCGTTGTTTAATGAATTCGATTTGTGATTTGTTTAGAATTTTCAAAGCTTGGGATGCCTTTTCATTACTATATCCATAGTATTGTTTAACGCATTCTAAATCTTTGATTTTATCCTTTCGGATCCAGGGAGAAAATCTCTTCTTTTTCCTTAGACTATTTAGATAAAATGAATATTGCATATCATTATCAAGTTGATGGTGCATATTCATCTCGTTAGCAAAAAGAATAGTATCAATTTGTCCAGATAAACATTTATTAATAATGTATGGAGGATAATCTTTTTTTAATTGTGGATTTTCATCCAAAAGGTTTTCTTTTGTAAAATTAATCGAATTCAACCAATCTTTCAAATCAATCATAATAGTTAAGAGTGTATCAAATTATCTTCGGTTTCTAAAATTCCTCTTGCATAATAATTAAATGCAATACTAGTTCGCACATGTTCGGATTCATTCCTAAAAACACTATGACGAAGAGTTGATGGAAAAATATAAATTTTATTTTTCATTGCATTAAGAGTACATGAGTGGGAATTATAGTCATTATATTCTACTCTAGGATAATCTAAAGGAAGACCAAATCCAATGTGAGGACTTTGTAAGTTTAAGTCACCACAATTTTCGGGTGTTTCTAAATACCATACTCCACTAACAAAAGAGTTTACATGAGAATGATCCTGTGCCCAATCGGAATAATGATGCCTATTAGACCATGAAGCGACCCTATCTAAAAAAAGTTTAGATTGATCAAACTTAGAAATTTCAAATACAAACTCAGAAACTAATGAATCTATTTTATCAGAGTAATCACCAAATATAGGGTGATCCAAAATATTTTGAAATATTGATATATCTGCATTGTTAAAATCTGTTCTTTTATATTCAAGCGAATGAATATAATCGACAATTTCAGCAGAAACTTCAATACTTGCTTCCAGTACTGGTATAGAAAATAGAGAATAAAAATTATATTCCACAATTATCTTATAATTTGAATTTCTTCATCATCAGTCCAGAGTTCGACCTTTGTTCTGAACCTGTTTTCTTCTTTTAGTTTTTCATATCTCTTGGTTGCTTTCTTTTTCCACCAAGAAATAATGTTTTCCAAGTAGAACTTATCCCAATTTGGACCAGGAATAAGTTTATCTTGTTCACCAAGAATTACTTCACGCACATTTGAATAACCATAATCAGAAATATAAAATCTTTTCTTCTGAGTAAGGTTGAATGCCATATCAATTACACGATTGAACTCATCAAGTTTTTGTTTATCTTGAAGAGAGTTACGAATAATTGAAATCATCTTTGTCTGACGCTTCATCTTTTTTGATGATGCTTTGTTATCAGTCAAAGGAGTATTGTTATTCAGGTATGTAAACCTATCGTGCAATTTATGAAACACATCATCATGAAGAAGAGGTAAGAACTTACTCTCAGTAAGACCTTTATATCTCATAAATGGTTTTAGACCATCATATTGAGATGCATCGGTAGTCGAACCATAAAGAGAAGTTGTCTCAAAAAGAGCAATGTCTTTTTCAAATACTCGATTAAGTGTCTCTCTTGCATAATGAGAACAACAAAGTAGTGCTAAGAGTTTACCACCAAGATAGTTGTATCCAAATGGTTGTGATGGAACGATCACAAAACCCATAGCTGCGTGACGATTAAAGATGGAGAGATCTGGTGTTTTTCCTAACCATTCATTTCTTGGTTTTGAATTAATTGTTGGAGAACCAAAACGAATAAATCCGATAACCTTACCAGTATTCTTTTCAAAAACTATCCAACGTAGTTCTCTACCAGGAATATTTGATTCATTGTTATGAGAAGACACAACTCTCAGAAGAGTGTTGTAGTGTTCTTGAGGTAGTGCTTGCTGGAAACGGTCACCAACAAACTTAATATCAAACTCCATATCTTCTGGATGAATATCTTCATTGAAGAACTCATCGTGCAATGGAGCAAGTGTATTAGAACTCTTGATTACTTCCTTCTTCACAAAACGCAAATAATCCTCAATATTTCCCATTTGAGAGAAATACTCAATAAATTCATCTGCTGCCCACAGAGCGTCTTGTTCGGAAATAATCATTTAAACTCACACTCGCACATAATTTCTGTAAGAGCAGCAAGAAGATTCACTTCCTGGTCAGCAACGAACGCACATTGGTATTGATACTTAGCAATAACAAGAACGGCAGCAGGGATAGATTGCGGTGAAAGGCAATCAAAAGAGGCGTCATAAATCCTGCGAAGTAGATTAGAAGCATCGTTGTCCAAGTTGGAGACCACCCACTTTCGAACTTCAGTAAAGTTTTTATCCTTGAGATTTTTAATAAGTTCATTTACAGAAACATCAGAGAAAGATGCGAGAATACCAGAATCAATTTTACCACCAGTAGAATATCTTTGGATCTCATTCAGGACCCTACGAAAATCTGGAAAGTGTTTAGATACTAGTTCCGCAACGACTTTTTGATCATATTCAATCTTTTCCGCATCCAAGATTGATTGAAGTCGTTGAAAGAAACTACCTGCAAGTTGAACTCTTTGCTTCCCTTTGATGGTGAAGTCAATGACGGCACATCGGGAGTGAAGAGGTTCAATAATCTTGTTCTTGTAGTTACAGGTGAAGATGAATCGGCAGTTGTTATAAAATGCCTCAATATTCGCCCGTAGTAGGAGTTGTACGTCGTTGCCTGTGTTATCCGCCTCATCGATGATGATGACTTTATGTTTAGAAGATCCCGTAAGTGAGACGGTCGAAGCGAAGTTCTTTGCTTGGTTCCGTACAGTATCCAGGAAACGCCCTTCGTCGGATCCATTGATGACATAATAATCTGCCCCCAATTCATTACATAATGCTTTTGCGATTGTAGTTTTACCAATACCAGGAGGTCCTGCAAGAAGGAGATTTGGAATCTCACCTTTCGCTACAAACTCCTTAAATGTTTTTTTAGTGTCATCGGGCAAAATACAGTCATCAATCACTTGAGGACGATATTTTTCCACAAAAAGAAATTCACTTGCCATAATATTTAATCAAATAAATTGTGTTTGCTTTACTAGTTCATCTGGAAGATTTTCGGTCCATATGTAGTCTGTAGATGTTTCATCAATTTTTGGAGTAAACATTTCATTTGATTTTACCAAATACAATAAACTTGGCGTATGTGTTGCTCTAGAATCTAAACAATCTGGAAAAAAATAATTTGAGAACGCAATTAATTTTCGATTATCAAAACATCTACCAATTTCCCTAGTCTGCACTCTGACTGCAAATTGATCTACAGTTTCTTTGAATCTAAGTCTTCCACCAACAACCCAGTATACACCCTTAACTGGTTCTTCAGATCTTTTTATTAAGAGATACTTATTTTCATATTCTATTAAAAAATCAATACAAAAAATGGGCATTGATTTTATAATCTTTATGTACTCATTTTCTGGAATGAAGTTATTCATCACTCAATCCAATCAGGTTTTCTTTCTGGCATACGAAGATAATTAGATGTAACCCAAGGTTTGGATGCGATATACATCTTGTAAGCAGTAAAAGTGTCAATGCTTGTGTCAAATTTATACTCATTGGGCATCGCTCGTGCAAAAGGAGTCACTTCTGTAATTTTGCCCTTAGGAAACAAATAATAAGCATCAACAAGAGTTTTGTAGCAAGAGTGAGTTTTGTTATACCTCAAAGTATATTCATCACATAAGTTAAGACCCCATTTAATCAACCAATAAGCATTATTGATACTTTCCTTTGCCCACTTGGTACAGGGATGATTGCGGAATGCTCCTTTCTCGGTCTTGTAGGGGGTTCCATCTGCCTTAGGAAGAGTGCCGTATCCGTGTCCCCACTTTTCTGATGCCACGATAGAGAGCATCTGACAGCACTCTAATGGCATTTTGACGATGTGCTTATCTGGAAGACAAATAGCACTTTCAGCGGGAAAAGGAGAAGTAACAAAAATGTTCATTAACCAAAAGTAGAATCAGGTTCTAGAGCAATATAATAGGTCACATCAAATCCAGTATTCTTGAATCGTGACAAAAGTTTAGATGAAATCACAACCTCATAAGAACCAGGAATAATTTTAATATTTTCTACTTTGAAGTTAAAAGTAAATACTTCATCAGTTTCGCCAACAACTACGGAAAAATCATTAGAGGTATCATTTTTCTTATCACGAACAACCAATTTTACCACACCTGCTTCACCAACCACAGACAAGTCAGGAAGTTGATACACAGCAGCAGCTTTAAGCAGTTTATCAAGTTCTTTGGTATCAAGAAGGAAACAAACATCTTCGGAAGGAAGTGAAATAGACTTGTCTGGTGGAGTAATGATTACATTGGGATCTGCAAAAAAGTATTTGGAACGAGACTTACCTTCTTTGATAACAACATAACCATCATTCTGAAAATCAAGTTCAGCATTATGATGTAGATTGAGACCGTTTAGAAACTGATTAAGATCGTAAATTCCAAAGTCCTTGGGAAGTTCCTCTTCGATTGTTGCCTCTGCAAGAATATTTTTCATAACAGAAATAGTACGAAGACTATTTCCTTCTTTGAACAAAATAGACTGATTGATAGAAGAGAAATTCTTCAGAAGAGTCAGAGTTTTATCAGAAAGTTTCATAATCACTTGTTTTCAATAAGGTTGAGGTGGTTAATTAAAAGAATTGTATAATGAAGAACTTTAAAAAGATCAGCACGAGGAGTTCCTTTTGTATCGTATCGATCAATATATTTGGTTACATTACCAGCACAGAATCCTTCTCGACGATTGTGTTTGATCTTATCAAGAGTTTGTTCTTTTCCACCACCAGTACGATCAACATAATGCTGGCGATAAGTACTTGCAATATACTCTTCAAGTTGTTTCAGAATTTTATCTTCGTTGTATTTCCAGAAACCGTTTTTGTTTGTATCTTCAGTCACAGTCAAATTAAACGTAGAGGGTGAATTAAATGAGATGTGGTCATTTCCAAGTCCACCAGGAAGTCTTGATCCAAGAACAAGCATATCAGGAGAAGGACAAGGATTTCCAGTCAGACTGATGCCATCACCTTCCCAGAAATCTTGATTGGGAATAGAACTTTCATAAGTGCTTTCAAAGTTTTCGGACATTGTAAATCATAGTAAAGGACAAAAAGAGGAGGCACTTTTTACCTCCTCATATTCTATCAGGACTGAGGTTCCTGGTCAATAGGCATCTGGAAGTCAGCATCCACCTTGTCATACAGTTCCAGGAATGCTTGCTTAGTTTCGTCGTCAAAACGATTCACACAAACTTGGATTGACTTTGCTTTGTCTTGGAAGATACTGTAGGCACGGATAATGTGAACCAGACGACGGGTGCTGATAATCTCTTCAATACCACCATCGTAGAAGGTCTTGCGAATGATGTCTGCCCAGTCCACCAGGCGCTTGCAGAAGTCACGATCCTCTACCTGCAGGTCCAGAGCGATACCTTCCAGGATCTTCTGCTCGGTGCTGGGAGCGGGATAGGACTGCTCAAAGGTCACAGGGAAACGCTCAAGGAATGCTTCGTTGAGCACGTTGGTGCCGATGAAGCGACCATCATCGCTACCCTTACCTTTGGTGTTGGCAGTTGCAATTACATTGAATCCAGCAGCAGGTTTCACCCAACGACCAATCTTTTTGAGAAATACACCTTTACCTTCCAGAATAGATTGCAGGCAAAGAATTTTGTTAGAAGCAAGGTCAATTTCATCTAACAGAAGAATAGCGCCACGCTCAAGTGCTTCAATCACAGGACCGTTATGCCAAGCGGTGTTACCGTCAACAAGACGGAAACCACCAATCAGATCGTCTTCATCAGTCTCAATCGTAATGTTTACACGAATCAGTTCACGCTTAAGTTGAGCGCACGCTTGCTCCACAGAAAACGTTTTACCATTACCCGAAAGACCCGTAATGAACGTAGGATAAAAGAGACGGGACTGAATAATTTTTTTAACATCAGCAAAATTGCCAAACTTGACGAAGGTATCATCTTTTTCAGGAATAAGATTTTGTTCGATGGGAGGAACCACAGAGGGTGCTTGATAAGTACGTTCGATTTCTTCTACTTTTTGTTGGGTCACTTCAAGATTCCATTTGCCACGACCAACTTTAAATTGGTCAAGTTTTTTAGTAACAGTTTGATAGTTAGCATCGTTCAGATTACACCAGGCACGAATATCAGCACCTGTGATGGTATTGCCATACAGATTCTGGAGAGAAGTGCGGATGTAGTCAGAGGAGAGTGCCATTCGTTTGCTTTGTTTCAACATAGTCATTATAAAAGAAAAAAGGTCCGTTCTGGATCAGAGTGGTCAGTTTGCCAATTGGTTTTTGAGTTCCATCAAATACTCCTCACTAGCAATATGACCCGTATATCCTGGATAGTACTTATTTACTAAAGAGTCAATGCCCATAGCAGTTGTACTGCTATTACATTTAATCCATACTTCTTTTGTGTTGTATTTTACCACATGTTCGAATGGAAATTTTTGTTTCATGCAACTAAAGAAATAAATTCACCAAGAACTTTTTTATTTAGTTTTTTGGTCTTAAGAGATTTCACAAAAGCAGATTTGATTTGAGACTTGGTTGCACACTCAGCAACTTCAAACTCACTATCTTGAGAAAGTGTAGTTGCAGACATTCCAAAGTATGCGTCATACCCAGACTTTGTGATAGTAAAACTCTTCACTTTTTTCCAATCGCTTTGGATTTTCTCATAATCTTTATCAAGTTGGGAGTGGTACATTTGAACAAACCGACTGAAGTTGCGGTTTTCAAGAACACGAATACCAATAAAGTTCATAGAAGAAAACTTATCTTTCAGGTTCCTGAGAAGAACATCGGTGAACTCATGATATCCATAACCAATCTTGTAGGTAGTTCCAAGTTTACGGTCACGAATAAAAGAACTCATGGGATTGATATATCCAGTTCCAAGAAATGGTTTCTTTTCCCACTGGCGTTTTACTTCTTTATGATAAACAAGTTGGTTAGCTTCACCATCAGTCAAGACAATGCACTGAACTTTCTGCAGTTTGTTTTCCTTCTGGAACTTGGGAAGAATTTGATGAAGAGTAATTAGTGCTTCATTCAAAGGAGTTCCAGAGAGAGCAAGACGATTAGAGTAAGTATAAGGAGAACTATAAGTCCTACCAAAACAATAGGCAAGACGCCAAATGTTAAGCATTTGATGCTCAAGAACACTACCAGAAACTTTACTAGTAAGAATATTCATCATAGCAAAGGTTTCATCAACACAAAGTAAACCATCTTTTTTCTGATAATGTGGAGTACGGTCTGCAGCAATATATCTATCATTCTCATAGTCATACTCTCCACGACGCCACTCATAAGTAAAAGCATAAACCTCAAAAGGAATAGAAACTTTCTTACAGAACCAAACGAGGTTGAAAAGTTGCTTGCAAGTATCAAGCATTACGTCAGACATAGAACCACTCCAGTCCAGAACAAACACAAGACCATGATTTTTTCCATCAGGAATCACAGAGACCTTTTTAAAAAGATCTTCATTATATTTGTAAGTATGGAGACGAGTTGTATCAAGAATACCAGTACGAGCAGTTGATGCACGAGCATACTGGTCTGCTGCCTTGCGACACTCAAACTCTTTCACAAGATAGTTCACTTCTTTTTGAGCAGAAGACTTGAACTTTTTAAACTCAGTATCAGATTCTTTGTAAAGATTTGTGGGAATATAATTTTGCCTCTCAGCATGTTCGTTATGAATTTTCTGCTGATGCGCGAATGAATCATCAATATCTTTATGAACTTCAGAATTCTTTCCAATTACAGTTTCAAGATTTACTTGAGGAACTTCAATATAAGTGTTCTCACACGCATCATTTCCTACAAGATCCTTAATCTTTTCTTCTAGAGAATCAGCAGTACGAACTTCAGGTTCACTTTCATCACTAGCAGACTTTATTGGAGTCTGGTCACCCTGAGCAGTGCCGCCATAAGAGTCAGTTTCATTAGATTTTTCTTGAGAGTTATCACTCTCACCTTCTTCCTTAGAAGAGGAGTCATTACTCTCAGCAATTTCATTGGCAGGAGACTGAGAATCACCTTGTTGCTGATGAGAATCAAAATCAGCAACCTTTTGTTCTTGTTCTTTTTCTTTCTTACAATACTTATAAAGTTCTTCAGCAGCAATCAAAGCATCTGCGAAAGTTTCCGATGCAGAAATTAGATTGATGATTTCTTGCTCTTCGGAATTAAAATCTAAAGATACAAAATTGCCAACCTTGAAGTAAAGATTTACGCGATCAGCAAGATTAAAGGTAGAAATATCATCATCAGCAATCTGAAAGAAATCTTCTTCATTCAGTTCTTTGTATCCATTATAAAAACTTTTTGGAGAACCAGGATATTTCCTCTTACAAAGTTTTTCTACTCGTGCGTCTTCAACAATATTTACAAATTGTGCAGGAACTTTATGAGTTTTAGTCCAGTCTTCATCAGGTGTAAAAAGTGCGTGCGATATTTCGTGAAGAACAAGCATAGTGTAAATATTATCACTTGCTTTTTCCCACAGAGGAAGAGTTAAGACACGAGTATGAACATTAAAGCAAGCCGTAGAAACTTTTTTATGCTCCACAATCAAATCTTCAGTGGAAAGTAGTTTCGCAAGAGTTCCTTTAATCTCAAACTTAACGGGCATCTGGGTTTGTGCAATATGAGAGTATCATAGTCCAATATAACGACTTACACGCCACCACTAGGACACTTTTATGACTGGACACCTACCTCTTATCCAACCTTCACCAGGACACTCAAAACAATGTTTATTTTTTATACCATTATTCCACCACTTTCTTCCTTTGATTTTTTGAGATAAAAGTTCTTTATGTTCATCTGTAAGAATTTTACCTTTATTAGATACTCTTATTTTTTCTTTTGTTTCTTCACTCAATATTCTACCAGTATTATTATTAATTCTTCCTTTACTCCAACCTTCACCTGGACACTCCTTTGTATGTTTATTATTAACTCCATCATTCCACCACACTCTACCTTTAACTTGTTTGCTTATTTTTTCCTTGTGTTCCTTTGAAAGTTTGGTTCCTTTTTTAATATCGCTCATTTTTCTTTTATACTCTTCACTTTTAGGTTTTCTAAGTTTTTCTTTATGTTCCTCACTCTTAGGTTTCCTTAACTTTATTAACCTTTCTTCAGTTATTTCTACATTAGAGGTTCCTTCTCCACCATCAGTGAGATTTCTCAATATTCCTGTTCCTAAATCTTTTCTCCCAAAAATAGAAATCATATACTTTTCATGTTTATTAGCATCATCTTCAGTAAGATTTTTCTTTAGGATTATTATCTTATCTCTACTAGGCGGGTCAAAATATCCACCTCTCACTCTACTTCTCCAATGTCTTCTATATGCCCTATCACCTTTACCTCTTCCAATATAGTATGGTGTTTTATCTTCTCTTAAATAAGCATATGTATAATAAGAAGTCATAGGTTTTACACGAACTTACCCACTATTATTTATACAAGTTTATACAAAAAAAAGAGGGTGGTGAGACCCTCTTGTGTGCCAGTTTGAAAAGTGGATTAATTATAATTACCAGATTTTTTATTCTTAACTCCTCTATTTTTATTATGACTACTTCTCCATTCGTCTTGATAGTGACGATTAGAAGTATCAGGAACGGTGTATCCCTGTCTACGGGTTGCTTTATTACCTTTACCAAAACTTGTTTGGTCTTGATTTGAATGACCCATTACTCTATGCAAAATAGTCCTATCTTTTTTCGCAAGAGCATCTCTTCCATCTTTTCTAGCAGCTCTAGATAATCTTTCTCCAGTCAATTCTTCATCAATAATATCATCTCTCCACTCTTCACTCATATTCACCATAATTACTTCTGCTGCTTCTGGGGTTTCGGCATATCCTTCATCAAGAAGATGTGAGAGGATGATGTCGTAGAGGTCGTATTGTTCTTTAGGATAATATTTTTCTGGGTCCTCTTGTCTAGATGGTTGCCTTTTTTTATTATAACCAGATACAATCCCCCTAATGGTCTGCCTATCTCCAAGTTCTTTTGCTCTTTTTTTTCTTTCAGCAGCACTTCTTCTTGGAGGCATAGAAGATTGTTCTTCTTCATCAAGTTGCTGATTTTCAACAACTTCCATATATGCTTCTTGAAGATTGCGAAGTTCTTGTGCGTCCATTTTTACAAATACTTTTTAGTTATTTATAATTATTTATAAAAAAGAAGCGTCTCGTTGATTGAGACGCTTCTTGAGTGCTTGTCTTCGTGCTTTTGCTTGCCTCAGTGCTTGCGGTTTAAGTTTTCGTTTCTGTTCTTTCTTGGAATGGTGTTTCCAGTTTGGGACTTGCATTGTTCCTGAGTGGTTCAGACCACCATATGCGAAAAACCTTTGACTTTTTCAAACTTTATGACACTTTCAAATCTGTCCTCAAGACCTGTCTTATGAGAGATAACAAAAATGTTTGCGTCTTTAATTACATAACGAATGATTTTAAGAAACTCTTCGGTCCCAAACCCATCAAGTGAACTGTCAAACACCTCATCCATAATCAGAAGATTTGTATTAACTGAATTTTTCATTCTTGCAACTTCTCTCCAAGTAAAGAGTAGTGCAAGGTCGATTCTCATTTTTTCTCCTTCACTAAACGAAGCATAAGAGAAATCTTCGTGAATAGGTGACTGGACGGTTTCGTTAAATTCCTCATCAAGTGTGAAGTTAATATAGAAATCCATCATCTGAAGATAACGGTTAACTTGCTGATTTATCAGCGGTAGATACTTCTTAATGATTTTGGATTTTACTCCACCGTCTTTGAGCAAACTATACGAAAAATCGTAATAGTTGATTGTGTCTTTTTTAGAAGCGAGTTCGTCGTATGTAGTTTTTAAGTTGTCTTTGAAGGATTCTAGTTTCTCATGTTCAGAATTTCGGTTTGCAAGGTTCTCGGTAAGAACTTGAATTTCTGATTCAAGATTTCGGATTTGTCTCCGCAATCCATTAATCTTAATATTGTTTTGAGAAATGCCATTCGTTAATTTTGAAATCTCCTTTGACAGAGTATTGAATTGACGCTCTCGCTCCTCTTCCTCTTTAATTGCCTCCTCTAGTTCTTTATAACCAGATTGCAACTCCCTTGCCTTAGATTGAGCGTCGTTAATTCTATTTATTCTGAAAGTCTCTTCGATAGACTGTGTGCAGGTGGGACAAACCGTATTTTCTGTAAAGAACTTATGTTCTTTAGTAATCGTTGATACTTTTTGCGAAATCTTACCCTTTAGGTTTCCAAGTTTACGAAGTTTTTCTGCATACCCAACCAGTTTATCTTGCTCTCTAATATACTCATAAAGAGGTTCTTCTAAAGAACCATTTTCATCCATATGTTGTTGAATTTCTTTATCTAAATCGGAAATTTTCCGATTGTTATTATCAATACTTTCTTTTCCGCGATTTTCAAGTTCCTCAATAAACTCTTGCTGCATCTTAACCTTATCGAGGAGAGATTCTTTTTTCAATTCAAGAACTTTAATTTCTTCTTTTGACTGACGAATCTTCTCTTTAATGACCGTGTTCATTGAAGAAAAAATCTTAATGTCAAGAAGGTCTTCAATAACTTCCCGACGATGGGCAGCAGAAAGTTGCATAAAAGGAACAAATGTGCTTGAACCCAAAATTACAATTTGAGTAAAAGACTTATAGTTCATTTTAAGAACATTTTGCTCCAACCACTTCTGCTGATCTAAAGCAGCTGAAGACTGGTCTAAAGGGGTATTATTTCTCCAAATCTCAAACAGTGTTGGTTTTATTCCTCTTATAACTTTCCAATCAGTGTTTCCAATTGAAAACTCAACTTCAACCCTACAATCCTTTTCGTTTACTGAATTGATAAGTTGAGGTTTATTAATCTTACGAAATGGTTTTCCAAACAAAGCGAATGTAAGTGCATCCAGGACAGTACTCTTTCCTGCTCCATTTGTACCTACAATAAGATTGGTTTTATTTTTTGTGAAATCAACTTCAGTGTACTGTGTTCCTGTACTCAAAAAGTTTTTCCAACGAATAGTCTTAAATAAAATCATGCTCAGTATTTGGAGGAATTACAATATCATCGGGAGTAATAACAGTATACTGGTATCCATGCATTTCGCAAGTTTTTACCATTACTTTATCTTCAATTTCAATTACATGCATTTCAGGATACCCATCATCTTCTAACATCATAGCATACCGAACGGCATCATCTTCTTCCTGAAAAAGATACAAAATATGTTCTCCTTCATCATCAATTACTGAATATGCTCCTTCGCTTTCCCTACCATTGATTGTTAAAATAAACATTTAAACTAATTCACATGCCTCTTGATAAATTTCTTGCATCATTTTTTGAATGACTGATTTATCAAGACTAATTTCTGCCTCCTCAATATATCTATTCAGGATAGAAATAGTGTCTTCACTTTCAAATGCTTCAAACTCTTGAGGTTCTTGAATATCAAAGTTTTCAATAATCTTGAGTTCTGCAATATTGGAAGAATAAAGTTTATCAACAAACTTTTCAAACTTTTTGGTATCTGATTTCTTACGAACAACGATTTTTACAATCTTGTTCTCATACTCACGAGTATCAAATGTTTGATAGTTAGTATCCTCATAATAAATGTTATAGAACATCTTATAAGGATTATCGACTGGAGTATGTTCTAATGTTTCAGTATCGAAGATAGTAAATCCACGAGTGTCATTTACATCAGTCCAGTAAATCTCATAAGGATTTCCTAGATAGAAGACTGTTCCGTTAGTTGATCGAGTGTGATAGTGTCCAGAGAAGACACGCTCGAACTTCTCAAATAACTTGCCTTCCAAACCATGTTCCATGATGATTTGTCGATTAACTCTAAATCCTTGGAGTTCAAGGTGCCCCATCGCGCACGGGCAAGTTGTCTTTTCAATAAGTTTAAGAGTATTTGCTTCATTTTCTTGATTAATCCAAGGTATAAACAGTGTCCGAAGTTTACCTAGCATTACTTCAGTTGGTTCTGAATATACCGTTACATTATCATACTCACGCAGAAGCAAATCAACTGCGTTTACATTATTAGTATTCTTGTAATAAGCAGTATGGTTTCCTACAATCGTATGGACTTTTACACCCATTTCTTGAAGACGGTCATAGTAATTATTTTTTGCCCAGGATAAAGCAGAGAAATCAATTCCTTTACGACTATCAAAAGTATCTCCCATATCTACAACAGTAGTAATCCCGTGCTGTTCCAGTGTCGGGAAAAATACATCATTATAGAACTTTAGAAAATAATCATGAAAGAGTTTAGAATTCTTTCGTGCTCCAAAGTGCTGGTCAGTAATAATTGCTACTTTCATTCAATACCGCAGTTTGCTGTGAACTCCGTCCTTGATAGAATTATAATCGGAATAGTTCCCACCGTCAATAGTGTTGTCATCTGTAAAAACTTCAGAGAATCCAGAACGCTCAAGAATTTTATTTTTGATTTCCAATTGACGCTTCTCTCTCTGAATACGACGAAGGAATGCGTAGTGAATGATTTGAGTGAAATATGCAAAAGGGTTTTGCGACTTCTCGGGATTGAAGTTATGAATATACTGAACACAATTTTCAATGCCATCAGAAATCATATCTTCCTTGAACATGTAGTTCACGAAGTTTGGTTTGAAGGAAAGATGATTGGCAATCTTCAAGAAACACTCCCCAATGTAACGAGGAATGGGAGGTTTTGGTTTTCCTTGAATTAATGCAATTTCTTTATCTTCACGATACTTAATTAGAGCAGCAAGAAACTCTTTGTTATTAACGTAATGCTCTGACCTCTTTCTTTTGGTCATGACTGCTGTGGTTATCATAAGTTTTTATCATTATTATGTATAGATTATACCATTTATACAAATGCTTGACAAGGTGTCTCAAAGTTGATACAATAACCTTTGTCCGGGTTGATAAGATAAGACTTAGCTATTTTTATAAAGCTTCTCTAAGAGTTCTTTAGCATCATTAACATTAGCAATGTATCCCATTCTACGGTTTAGTTTGGGTTCATTATTTTTATCTTTATTTGATTGACGAACATAAGATTGATACATCATAATCATTTCAATATCAGAAGACTCTGAGAGAGTTATAACATCTTCGAGATTAATAATAAACATATCCTCTGTTGTTGTTTTTAACCAAGGTTCTAATTTATATCCAGTAATTCCTGTTCTGTTTTTAATTTCATTGACAGTAATTGGATTTGATATAATTAATAGAGTTCTATCATCTTCTTCAGAAGCTGCTACTTTAGCAAAGATTTCTTCACCTGTTTTTAATTTAAGTGTGCAGTAAAAATCTTCTTCAATTCCCATTTTTCTTAAGTTGTATAGTGATTATTTCATAGTTAAAATTTTCTTCATTATAAATTTTAATTCTTTCTATGAAATGATTTAACGTATAATTTTTTCTTGAGTTGTGTGTGCAATCATCAGCGATATCGTAAAGAACTGCTTTTACTTTATTTTTTCCCTTTCTAAGAACTCGTCCAATTGATTGGAGATTTCGAATACGTGATTTGCTTGGAGATGCAAAGATAACGTTATGGAGATTTTTAATATTGATACCAGTACTAAAAGTTCCATAAGATGCTACAATAATTGCATTATTTTCTCTTTCAGTAATTTCTCTAACTAATTCTCTTTCTTCAGTATCGACTCCACCATGAATAAAGAATACTTTACGATCACCTCGCTTAGTATTATTTATTCTATCGTATAGTATTGCTCCATGCGCTTCTACCCTAGAAAATAAAACAAGAGTATTTCCTTTTAGATCAAGAGAAAGATTCGTAATAAATTTATTTCTCTGTTCTTGAGAAATTAAATATTTAATCTCATCTTCATAATTTTCAAATTTTTGTGATGGATGTTTGAGTACAAGACATCGAATATCCAATTGAGAGATATGTCCTTGTTGCATCAACTCATAAGTTCGAGTAACCTTATATGATGGTCCAAATAAACCTTCCAATACCCATTTGTGAGTTTGAGTTCCATCTAGAGTCCCCGTAAAACCAAAACGATATTTTGCATGATGAAGTTTAGTCATAATATCAATGAGTGACTTGCTCTTAAACAAGTGGGCCTCATCTCCTATAACTACTCCATAGTCCTCAAAAAATGAACGTTCAAGTTTGTAAACAGATTGCCAAGTTGTAATCGTAACTGGATGTTCATTTGTCTTTTCTCTGCCAGAATAAATTCGGTGACAGTATGAATCCGCATTCCAACCATAATCTTCAAAATCCTTGTACATCTGCTCTACCAAAGATGTCGTTGGAACAACTAGAAGAATTTTTTGTCCTTTATCTACATAATACCTTACAAGGGAATAAATCATCAAGGATTTTCCTGAGGCTGTGGGTGATATCAGTAATTTTCGGTTATGTCGTAGAGCATCGTATACTCCCTCTATTTGATACTGACGCGGAGAATGAGTACAAATAGATGACATATAATCCTTCACACCTTCGAAGGATATAGTTTCATTTACCTCAAATGGTAAACCATAGAATTTATTTTCTTTAAACTCATAAGTATAATTATGCAGTTTTAGTTTGTCGATAACTTTATCTAACAAACCAGTATAAATTTCTCCAGTATGAGAACTTAACAGGCGAATCTTGCCGTCCCAGTGTCTGCTTCTATACTGAGACATAAATTTTGCAGATTCAACCTCAAATGTAAAATATGGTTGAAGTTCATATAAAATATGAGGCTCACATTGCAGTTTAATGTAAACCTCATTCTTCTTTTCAATAATTACATCACTCATAGCATCATAATTGCTATGAATATTTATTTACCCTAATCCTGACTGAAAACGTAGAAAGTCTATAGAATTTTTAATTTGGTAAGTTCGGTTTGAAATCATTTTAAGAATACTATCAATATAACACAGCATTGTTTCATAGTATTCTATTTTTAAAACAACTTGAGATAACTTTTCGTCAGAATCTAAGTATCCTTGAAGAGTTTCTTTATCGCGAATCTTTTTTGGGAAGGGATTTTCTAAGTAAACATCTGGGTCTGCCTTTCCAGTAAAGTATTCATACCTTTCATGTCTTATTTTTTTCCTCTGTTGCTCTGCCTTCTTTTTCAATAGATTAATTGTATTATACAAATCAAAATATTTTGAATGTAAAATGGGAATATTCAAAGATTCTATGTGTAGATTATCAATGTCTATTTTTGAATCTTGTTCCCACATTTTTTGGATTGTATCCAAATCGAAATTCATAACTGATTTCCTTGTAAATCAAACACATTGTAGATAGTATACTTGAAACTAACGTCTGCAGTAAAGTACTGTATATCAGTATTCGTAGCATCAAAATTCATTGTTGATAAAGTATATGGAAATAATTCTTGAAATCTAACTTGAAAATTCGGTATTTGACTACTTGATAATACCTGTAAGGTTCCATCAGAGTAGATATTTTGTCGATCTTTTGAGTAATTTCCCTGAACTAAACCTCTCTCTTCCAATTCTGCAAATTGTTCTAATCTTTCGGGAAATCCAAGACCTCTGATCCAATTTTGAATTTCCATGTAATTTTCAAGATTTTCATCAACTAAAAATCTCAAATTCAAATCCCCAAATTCAATAATGTCTCCTGGAGTTGGGATCATTTTTGTATATGATGGTTGATTAACAACTCCAAGAGTTAGATCTGGAATATTTGCTTGATTGCAGAAAAAAGAAACTTTTGGCGCTCTCGTTAGTGTAAACTTAAAACCAGTTGGAGAAAGAAAGTTTCTATTCTCAATTTGTCCTCTAGACATAACTTTTTTAAATATTTAGATAACTCTTTCCCATCTACTACCAGGTCCATTATATTTTAAAGATCTACTAATACTACTTTCTGATACTCCAGTATTTTCCCTTGCTTCTTTCATAGAATTATAAATTTTTCCAGTTTTTCTATCCTTAACAGATACAATTCTAGACTGTCTTGTTGCTTCCTTAACGTGCTCTGGGCATTGGCGACCAAGTGTTCCACCATCTCCACCTAAAGTAGAATTGTAATGTGGTTTTAATTTATCTATCCAATAAATTTCTCTTTCTCCATTATTATTTTCATTTGTTTCCTCTACAATTTCCCACATAAAATTATTTCTTCCATATTTTCGTAGAGCATTTGGAAATGGTGCATTGGTATTTTTATTAGTAGCATACCACCAGTGTTTATATTCTCTGTTCTCAATAGGACCTTTACATCTACCAATATAAAATTTGTTATTAATTTTATTAGTTGATTTATAAATATAAAACATATCACTGAAGTTCTTAACTGTATTATTTATAAAAAAAGAGGACCTTTTTGAGGTCCTCCGATAAATCTTACGTAAGATTTACATGAGATTTTTGACCGCAACTCTTCTGTAGTAACGGTTAGAGTTGGTCTTGAGTGCTCCGAGACCCTGAGTGGTGCCCTCTGCAAATGGGTTTGCAACGAGACCATAACGGGTCTTAAAGCCAATCTTGGGTTGGAAGCTGTTCTCACCAACGGCACGAACCATTTGGAGAGGAACATAAGGACAATAGAAGAGTCCAGCGTCATAAGGTGAAGAACCCTTATAACCAACAACGTAGTACTGGTTACCACCTGTTGGAGCAGCATTACCTGCAGTCAGGTTAGATGCATATGGGTCAATATAGACGCGGAATTTGCCCATCAGAGTACCAGCAAAGGTGTTGCCGGTATCATCAACGGTTAGGTTAGCGTTGAGTGCTGGGGTGTAATCCAGAACACCAGCCATGGTTAGAGCGGAAGCAACGTCTGCAGAGCAGAGGATGATGTTGCCCTTTCCACGACGAGTTCTCTGAGCGATAGCGTTAGCATCACGCTCAATTTGGAACAGAAGACCCTTGAACTTCTCAACTGACCAACGACCGTTGGAATCAACATCGAGGTCAAATACACCAGCGGTAGCAACGTTCTGAGAAGCACCCTTCTCAGCAGTCATGTAGATGGTACGGATAACTTCGCGGTTGATTTCAGCAAGAATCTCAGTTGACAGAATGTTTGCCAACTCAGCTTCTGCATTCAGACCATGAATTGCCTTAAGGTCTTGAGCAAGCTCAAGTGAGTACTCAGCCTTCAGAGCGCGTGACTTTGCAGTAACGGTGACTTTCTCAATTGAGAATGCCATCTGATTGAACTCGTGGCCAGATTCGCCAAGGTTCTCTGAGTCGCCAGTTAGCATACCCTGACCAACGTTGTAGTCAGTAGCAGCAACTGAAGAAGCATTTAGAAGCGCAGGGTTTGAACCACTCTGAGTGGTTGTACCAATACCAGCAGCAGTGCTACCAAATCCAGCAAGGGCGAAGGATGAATCCTGACCTGAGAATGCCGAATCAACCTCATTGTAGAAGGTTTCGGTGCCACTCTGATTGGTGTAGCGGGAACGCATTGCGAAGATAAGTCCGGTAGGACCGCTCATTGGTTGAACGCCTGCAACGTCATAGGCGATCAAGTTAGGCATCGAACGACGGATCAGTGAGATCAGTACGGGATCGAAACCTGCGGTAGGACCACCAGCAGCAGCACTACCACCGAAACCACCAGTTGCACCAGCAGCGTTACCACTGTTGGTTGGGGATTCCATCAGGTTAGTAATACCACCTGAACTAAATGCCGATTCTTCTCTTAAAAATCTTTCTTGGTTTTCGAGCAGGACAGCGGTTACAGCTCTACGATGAGAATCTTTGATTGAATCTAGACCCTGATAGTCCAGTAGAGGTGCCCACTTTTCCTGCAGATGCTCGGATTGGAACATTTGCTTTTACCTTTTACTAAGTGTTTGTTTTTTGGGTTTGAATTATATTAAATTCAATTATTTACTAAATGCTGAGAGGCTCTTCAGATAAGCAGCCATTGCTGGTGAGTGTGACTCATGAGCAACACTTACACCCTCAGAGAGAGTATCAGATTTAGTTGATGGAGAAACTACTCTTGAAGGAAAATATGATTCCTTCAAAGTCTCCAGTTTTTCACGATATTCTTCTTCACTTTCAAACTCAACACTTTCGGCAAGTGAAGCGAGCTTGTCTTTCTGAGTGTCTGCAAGACCATCAGCGACTTGTTCAAAGATTCCATCAGCAACCGACTCTGCGAGACGCTTGTTAAGGGAAACGTTTTTCTCAATTTGCTCGTTGAGTTTTGTCTCCATTTCATCAAGTTTTTCTACCATGCTCTCTAGCACATCATATTTATCTTCAGGGATTGATACATAATGTTCTTCAAAAAGACCCTTCATTCCTTGTAGGAATGATTCGGTCATTTCAGTCTTAAGACCGTGCTCGATAACGAGTGCATTTTCTTCCATCCACTCGCTCGCAACATACTCAAGGTATGCATCGAGACGCTCTGAAAGTTCAGTCTTAATTTCTTCTACTTCTTCTGCAAGAGCAACTGCATACTGTTCCTCTAGTGCTTCTTGAATAGAAGAAACTTTGGAACGAAGAGCAGCTTCGAAGATGGTGCGTGCTTTCTCTTGGAATTCCTCAGAAAGTTCCTCACCTTCGAGAAGAGCATTGACATCTTCTTCGATATCAAACTCTTCCTTCATTTCTTCTTCATCCTCATCCTCATCTTCTTCTTCTTTCTTTGCTTTTTTCTTGGGTGCTTCTTCCTCTTCTTCGTGCTTAGCTTCTGCTACTACTTCTTCACCCTCTTCAGTATCCTCTAAGAGTTCTTCGTCTTCATCATACTCAAACTCTTCATCTTCCTTAACGCCCTTCATACCTTCAGCAGCTGCGGCACCTTTGTTAACAACATCCTTAACTTGCTTAAGAGTTGCACCAGGTGTCTTTAGTTTTGCTGAATCATCAGTTGAGCGATAATTGGAAGGATCAGGACCTCCAAGATCTTCCCAACCAGCAGTTTGTCCTGGTGTTGCACCAGATAGACTTGGCATTGCATCCGCTGCCTTGGCATTAGCATTGACAGCGGTTTTGGATTGCTTAGTGCCTACTTCCATTTCTTGTAAATCTCCACGAGACATTTGAACTCTCCGTTTACCTTTAGTTATAAACTATATTTATTTATAATTAAATAAAT